ATGAAGCTCATCAAACTAGGTTTAGCTGCGGCGGTTTGCGCATGTGCGGTGTCCTCGCTAAGCGCGGCGGATAGCGTAGCCGAGGCGATCACTAACGGTAAGTTTGGCGGAACGGTAAAGACCACTTACGCCAATAAAACCGTAGATAATAGAGGCGAAGCCGCTACGGGCGATAACGACTACGAGGCATTCGGCGTGGGTCTTGAGCTCGGATACTGTAAAACCGCTTTTCAAATCAAAGCGAATTTACGCTTAAAATCAAAGTGGGGTAAATTCGGGCAAATTCCCACTTTGATTTGAAACGTAAATTTTTATTTTAAAACGGCTTTTTAAATACCTTTTAAAAGTTTAATATTTGAGTTTAAAAAAAGGATTTAGTAGAGATTTATCGAGCGGTCGATCTTGAGGTGTTCGTTTTGTAGAAACCGCGCATACACCTTGATTGTCATGTCTAAACTCGCATGGCCTAGTATTTGAGATACCCATTTCAGTGGGATTTCGCCCCTTACTGCGCGCTCGACCATGTGGGTCGCGAATGTGTGGCGGGTATGTCTGGCGCTTCGGTATGGGATACCGCATTCGGCTAGAAATTTATGCCACTTGCCGTTTCCAAAAAGCGTCGTAGAACCGAAAAGATGATCGCGCTTCTGCGAAAATACCCACTCGCTATCTCTATGTTTTTCAAGCTGGGCGATGTATGGCAAAAGCGGCGCAAATATAGGCACGATCCTATCCTCTCCGGTTTTGGTGCGAGGTTTGACAAGCCCGTCCGTGAGGCTCTTGCTGATCGATATGCTCATAGCTTCCATATCTATATCATCCCAGCGCAGAGCCAAAATTTCGCAGCATCGCGCCCCCGTATAGAACGCGAAAGCAAGAAAGCTCTCAAGCCGCCCGCTGGCCCTTGAAAGCATCAGATCCACTTCCTCCGCCGAGAACGGATCTGTTTTGCTGCGCGGGATCTTTGGGTATTTCGCGCGCAAAAATGGATTTTTTGCAAGCTTCCCGGCTTCTACTGCCTGTTCGCAGGCGCGGCGCCAGCACAGCACGACGCGTTTGATAGTGCTTGGGGCTAGGCTTTCCTCAAGCCCCGCAAGCCACCTTTGAATATCTACCTTCTTGATGCAGGCGGCATCTTTTGGCAGATATTTCGTATGAGAAAACGCGAATTTTTGAGCACGACTTAGCTCAAAATTTATCTGCCCGAGAGCTTCGAGATAGTCTCGGGCGATAGTTGTGAGGGTCATCTTGCTTCACCCAACACTTTTTTTATTTTTTCGACATCTGCGTCGGTTACGCGGTAGTTTCCGACCAGCGCAAAATACGTAGAGTCGTCGCCAAAGCCCCTTTGACGATAGCTATTTTCTACAAGGAAAAGCCCTGCGGTTTTTGCTACATATCCTTCCGACCCGTCGTTTCTACGAGAGTTATACACGTCATACCACTCGCCTACGGGCTCAAAAAACAACTCACTCTCTCCTGCGATATCACTGACTATTGTCCCTTGAAAGCTATTTATGGTATGAGACACGATCGTATCTCCTACATCAAATTTCTTTATTTTTATTTTAAATTGTCCCAGTTTTGAGGGGTATTTCGCCCTCAAATATCCGCAATCATAGATCAGTATTTGTCCCGGTCGCACGAAAACGCGGCTTTTCCAGCCGCTATTTTTCGCATACTCGGGGATTGGTTCATTTGAGAAAACCTCAAACCCGTCGCCCTTTTTTACGATTTTTTCGATCTGGTGGCGCCCGAGGGTGCCTGCAGGCTTGTATCCACCTTTCCAATCCTCAAAATTTTGAGAAATTTGCTCGTATTCAAAGTATCTTTTTGCCATTTTTTATCCTTTAAATTTTATCGCCATATTTCGTGGCGATAGTGGCAACGGCAGCCTTGGCCCATTTTTTGTTTTTTGAATCCCAAGAAAACCCGCAGGCTTTCAACATATTGTTTATTTCGTAGGTGTTTTTGTTTCCTACAACGCCTACGAAGCCATCTATTAGGGCTATTGCAGCCGTTGAGGCCTGTAATATGCTTTTTGAATAGTTGCCGCTCAATTCGGCGGCTATGATAGCATCATCAGTTGTTTTGATGAGCTCTTCTTTTTTCCAAGAGGTTCTTTCAGCCTTTAGAATTTCGGTGAAAAACATTTCGCCGTTATTTGTTTCCACCAAAAACATTTTGGTGTATGGAAACATAAATCCTGATGTTTTTATCTTTTTCTCCTTTAGGACTATGCCTGCACATAGGGCATTTTATAAAATTTCTTTCGTGTATGTAGTATTATCCCAGCCGCTAAATTCATTGTAAAAGTCGAAGCAGCAATCACGTTGAAACTCATCAAGGCTCGACCATGCTTGCCCCTCGGCTCCCAAAACATCTTTGATGATATTGGCGGGATAAAATATTACGTTATCGTAGCTCTGTAGTCCTACGATTTTGCCATCTTCATCATAAATGATTATTCCAGCTGGACTATGGCCTAAACTAAACTCTTCGCCACTCAAAAGCCTTACCGCTTCGACACCTTGTTCCCAAAATAGTTTTTTCATTTTTTACTCCTTGTAAAACATTTTGTTTTAAATTGAGCGTATTATAATACATTTTGTTTCAAATGTCAAGAGTTTTTAAAACTTTTTGCATTATTTTTATAAGAAAATGAAATATTTTGTTTTATTTTGCTATAATTATAGAAATTTGGATAGGAATAGATATGACAAAACAAGAATTCGTATCGAAGCTAAAAGATCTCAATTTGTCCGTTGCCGATTTTGCGGAGATGGTGGGGCTTCATCCTGCGTCCGTGCGAAGCTTCAATGATGAAAAGCGCCCCGTTCCCGATTGGATAGATAGTTGGATGCAAAACTACGAGAAAGCTAGGGCGCTAGACGAGCTTTTGGCGCTCATCGAAAAATTTAGGCGTTAAAAGCCGTTTAAAAGGCCCTTAACGCCTAAATAATTCGTAATAAAAATCCTACTGCTATTCTTCTATATGATTCACAATTCTCACTGCAAATTCTTGCCCTTTTACGGCGGCAAGCAGTGCGCTCAAAGCCGCACGGGAGTCTTTCACTCCATGCGCGCCCAAAGATGAACCCAGTAGCACGCAGCCCTCGGTATTGCGCCCGTTGTTGCCCGAATGGATCAAGATGCAGCGAGTTTTTGACACCAGCTCATTCCATAAAAGCGGCAGACAAACTCTAAATTTCGGACTATCATGCCAGGCTATTTGATACTTTCCTTGCGGTATGCGTCTATCCATGCCGCTCTGCGTGGTATCGGGGCCCGCAGGCTCGCAGGTATATCCTTTTAGCACCTCTTTTTCGCCGTCACGCAATACGAAGCGCCCTAGCGTCATATCATCAATCTCTTTAAATCTAACGATTTCTAAGACCATAAATCCTCCTTAAATTTACTTCTCGGGCGAGCTAAGCTCGCCTACGAGCAAAAAATTCAAAAGCTAAATTTATTTATAAATTTGACTTTTTTTATTGCCTCGCCAGTTTTTCGTACTAGCACCTTATATCCGCTACCTTGCTTAGGCGTATCGCTTTTTATCTGCGCGCGTATCATATTTTTTATCGTCTGCTTTAGCCCCATTAAAAATCCCACCTTTTTGCCGTTATATTTACGAATGCGCCGCCAGCCGTGACGCGAGTCTCTACCGCCGTGACGATAAATCTATCCTCTCCGGGTGCTGCAGGCACGCTATAACGGGGCATATCTATCTTTATTATATCGCCTGTGCGCACGCTTTGAAGCGGAGCGCGCAGGCTAACCTCGCTTACGCGCGCGCCGTGGTCCAAAAAATACCTGCGGGCATAAGCCTCTATGATACGCTCGTCCTGATCTAGATCGAGCTTTATTTGGCCGTGCAGCTCATCGCTTCGGTCAAATAGAAACTTCACTGCTCCCCTGGCACTTTTTTTCTCACTCCCTTTGATCTGCGTCATTTCTCCTCCTCCCAAGAATACCAATACCACTTTTTTAATGCTTCTAAATCGCCTTCTTGCGGATGTTCGCCGGTCATATTATAGACATATGCCAGAGCGTTAAATTCGTTTAAAAAGATGTCCGCATAGAGCTTTTCGCGAATCTTTTTATACTGACCGGGGGCTTGCAACCTAGCAAAGTGCCAATACTCGGGCGGCTTTATAGCCTTCCTTTTAGGGGTTCTGCTTTGCGAAAAGATCCCTATACCCCACCATCTTTCGTAATAATTTATGGCTCTATCATCCGCCCATAATACTATCTCGGTCAATTCGTCTTTAAGGGAGATCTCCTCCTTATAGGTATATTCACGGACCCGACGACTATCTGGGTAATATTCCGTGTCTAATCCAATATAGTATACCTCCATTTTTAGTCTATTTCCCTCTTTGATAAATAGGCTAAGCGCGGTCGTATACCCAGGCAGTGCAGGACCTTTGAATACATCCTCCCCCTTCCAAACCGAGTGCAGAGAAACCGCGGCTAGAAATTTCTTTTTTAACGCGCGCTTAGCTCTTTCAAAGCCGAAGGCGTTTTTGATATATTTTTCGCTTTTGCCTTGTGGATTTTGGCAGAAAAATAATCTATATTCGTTCAGCATGTTTTTTACGGTTTTGAAGTAATCGCTTTTTCCTCTTTTGTTTGCAAAATCCAAAAAGGGCGTAGTTTTTGTTTTGCTTCCATCGCTATTAGGAACTGCAAAATATAACTCTCTGCTTAAAGCGAAGCGAAACATCTCCTTTACGCGGATCTTTTTGCCGTCGTCGCAGAATATCAAAAGCTCATCGTCTCTTACATCATAGGTATCGTGATATTGTTGCTTTCGGTCAGGATACGCCTGAATCGACACAAAATCTATGATTGAATTATCATTATAAAACGGTACAAATTTTTGATCGTCGAGATAGATGCGATAATCGCCAAGGGCATAAGTATCATAGCTCTGCCCTACTGGTTTTTTATTATGCCCGGGCTTTTTGCCACCTAGAGGCACGAGATATGCACCTTGCAGTGCCTTATAGTATTTCCTGCTAACCGCGCCATTAATGAGTTCAAGCTTGATCCACTCTTTGGTCTGCCCCCTATATCCGCCATTGCTTTCGTCTGCTATAAACTCCATCTTAGCCCCACATCAGCAAAATACTCATGTTTTTATAAATATCGCCGCGACTGTCAGTAAGCTCTACGCTAATGGGTGTAGGCGAGTTGCAATCTCCTATATCTTTCAGCCAAAAAATTTCCTCTTTTTCGGAAGGTTTTTCGCCTGAAAAGGTAAGATTGCCAGCACTATCTACGGCTTCAAGGCGATATGCCTCACTGCCTCTATTATTGACAAAAAATAGCGGAGTTTTGAAGCTATAAAGCGTTATGGAGGGATTTTGTGCATCGGGCGAAGATGAATACTTTACTAGCCCAAGTAGTATAGTTATATCTTTTTCGCCTATCCTTCCTCCCTCTAATATATTGATCCTGCCTTGAAAGGCGTCCTCATCAAAATTCAGTAAGGTCGAATAGTCTCTACCACCTATCACGGCACAATATACCCTAGCTACGGGATTTATTGCTTTCGCCCAGACGATGAAGCGCCCTCTAGGACCTATGGCACCGCCTTTCGTACGTCCATTAAAAATACTAGAGCTTAGGCTAAAATCTAAATTTCGATCTTCTGAATTTAGCTTCAACGCCTTTTCGCAGGCCGCATCTTTATACATCATTACGTCAAATGTTTCAGCCATCTTTAATCCTTCTCTTTAATTTCATTGAAATCGCAGCTAAATTCGTTTGCGAAATAGCCGATATTCATTGTTTTCTCTAACTTTCCGTCTAAATATAGCTCTAGCTTATAAGCTCCGTAATCGCTAAATTTAATCTCCACCTCCCCGAAAGGATCGGCACTAAAGCTTTGCGTGCCGAGCTTAAAGCCGGCGTGCGCGATAAGCGCACTATCTACGTCAAAATCACGCATCAGGCTAAAGGTATGGGTATAGCCTTTAGGATAAAACTTCGTAATCTCGTATTTATGCAAATGATCTATTTGCAAATTTTTATACTCCGCTTTGATGCTTAATGCAGAGGGTAGGTCGCGAGCAGGGCATACGAAAAGATAGATATTACTTTCATAAGCTACCTTTAGCGTTCCGCTTAAAGGGCCCTCGAAGCAAAGCACATTATCTTTATAGATATTGCCGTGCTGCTCTTGCGCCGTTTGCTTGCTAAATTGCAGCGGCGTTCCGTCAAGGCTTACAGCTATTAGTCTTTTAACAAAGCCCGTAAGCTTTACGCAGATATCCTCGCTTAGCTCAAACTCCTCCACCGCGCGATAATCCGCGAAGAAAGAGGCATCGGGCACGTTTAGACCAATATCTTTCGCCTCCCAAGCCGGGGTTGCGAAAATTTTACCTACCGCGCGAAGCGGAGAGATTACGTAAACATCGCCATTTTCGTCGTCTTTATATCTTAAAACCTCCCTCGGGGTTACCGGATGGGGATCGGGATCGATTACCGCAGTAAGCCCGGCTTCGGAATAGATATCCTCGTTTTTATCGTTAAAAATTATCGTATCGATGTTTTGCGGTGCGCTAAGGCTAAGATTAAAATCTATTATATTATCCTCGTTAAACTCCGCCGCGCTCACGGCGGGTTTAGCGATATAAAATTTATCGCTTATGAAAATTCCTAGATCGTTCGCCCAAAAGCTAAGCCCTATGCCCTCTAGCGCTCCGGCTAGCGACGATGTATCTGAATACGAAAGCCCCGTTAGCGGCGTATCTTGTGGCACATCGCAAAGAAAGCTTACTTTGTCTCCAAAGGAGATGAGATCCTTTAGGTTAGATATATTTTGCGGCAAATGAAGCGGGGTTTTAGCGACGAGCTTTTTAAAATTTGAATCTATGCTTAAAACTTCGCTCACCTCAAAAAGGCAATCTTTGAAATGCGAGCAGCTGATTAAAATTTCATCTATTGGGGCGGATAGGGAGGAAGCGGCGATTTTCAAAGACGCCGTCGCTTGCAGCTCGCCCTCCTCGCTGCAAATACTCAGCTCACTGATACCACGAAGCTCGCTTTTTGCGCCATCCCTGAAAGCAAAGACCTTAAAACCGTATTCTACTACCATTGCTCCACCCTTTTATAAATCAAAGAAGTGGGGCGGTAAGCTCTATTTCTCCAGCAAAAGGCAAGCGTTTTTGAGTGAATATCGGACTTTAAAATAAAGCTTCCCTCGATTTTAGAGCTATAAATTTTTGCCTTATACACGGCTAGCTTAAAGTCGTATTGCGCACTTCCTTTCTTATCGCCGTTGGTAGCTAGATAAAAATTCGCGGCAACGCTACCTTGGCGAATGACCCCTTTTGGTATATATATCTCAGGCCTTAAATCCGTATATCTTTCGGTATAGCTCGTATATACGCGGTCTTGCGAGATTTCTACCTTATAGTTTAGATCCAACTTATGCATTACCGCTCCAATATGCCGCTATATAGTATCCAAAGCTAACACCCTTTGAGACATCGGCAAAACTGACTCGTCTAACGAGCTTGATGGCATGTACCGCTTCGCTCGCCGTAGCTTTGTCCGCTACCAAAGGAAGTAGCTTAAAAGCAAACTCCCCCTTTTTGATATATGAGAGATCTTCCGCATCGGTAAATTTTATTTTGTTTCCCTCTATCCTATCTACCCGAAGGGGATTTTGCGAGCCGGAAAAAGCATAGCACTCACCAACGACAAGCGGTGCAGAGCCGCTTATCGGGCTAAGCTCGAGCGCATCCTTGCCTTCGCCCGTAACCTCAAATATTTTCATATCAACGCCCCCGGCGTTTAAGCCTAGATATTCGATATTGTGCTTATCGTAAAGTAGCGTTACGTGCGGATAAAAGGTAGCGGCAAGATCCGTAATCTTTGCATAAATCGTCATTTCGTCGGTTTTAGTCGAGGGGGTAAAGATCGAAATTCTAGGACTTGGAAGTAAGCTATCTCCCATTCTCACTCTTCGCGTGCACTCTTTGTCCTTATAAAATTCAATTCCCGCCATTTTTGACTCCTTTATATTTTAATTTCTCCGTTTTTAAAAATTTCGCTTCTTAAAATTTTTAAACCTCTTTGAATTTAAGCGTCAGATAAAAGAGCGGCTCTGCGCTTTTAAAAAGCGGCTCTGCGCTCACCGCAGCGTCCGTATAATCAAACCTTGCTTTGATTTGCCCCGTATCAGTTAGCAGCACAAGCTCGCTATCAGCAGAGCTTTCGGCTAGAGCGATCAGGGCGTCTATGCAGGCTTTGCTTTGCCATGCGATCTCATCACTGGAAAATACGAGGGCTCTGTTTTTGCGCTCCCTTAAAAATACTATCTCCGCTCCGCTTATAGCGGTCTCGCTTGCCGCTATAAGCGAATAATTCCTAAATTCGTCTTGTAAAAACAAAGGCTCGTCGAGTTTTACGTTTTCTACGGCTTTTAGTCTCATACTCCAGCTCCTTTTAAATATCTTTGAAGCGCCGCCGCGGTGTCCTCGTCGGTTTGAGCTTTGTAGCTTGCCCCGCCTAAATTGAAGTTTAAATTTACGTTTTTAGCAGCAGCGGCATTCGGCTTTATAAACTCGGCGGCGTAACCCTCTATATTCAGACCCTGCTTCGCTTTAGATAATAGATCCTCGGCAAGAGCGCGGAAATTCGTAAAATAATCGTTCCCTTTAATTTTAAAAAATCCCGGGTATTGTTTATTCCATGACCTAACGGCGTCGAGCCCGTTTCTAAAAAGCCTTTTATCGATCATCGCATAGAATTTATCGGAGAGCCTATTGGCTAACCTCCTAACATCTGCGGAGCTTATGCTCATATCTATTCTTTGCATAAACTCGCTATTTTGGCGAGCTAATACAAGTCCACCGCTAGCGAAGTGGGCTAACTTCTCTTTTGGGATCGCTCTAGCGTTTAGCCGTGCAAAAAATTTAGCGCCGTAGTAGTCTACGGCTTTGACGTTTTGAATAAACTCACCCCTGCTTAGTAGCGCAGGCACATCATCCCTGCCTGCGGTATCATGTCCGGCGATCTTGCCGCTATATCGCCTAAAAAGTTCCACCGCTCCGCCGCTAGCGAAAGCTGCAGCATTTGTGCCTTTTATCTTGCCTCCGCCTATGGTTTTGACATGGATCGTATGAACCGATGATGTGGGCCTTTTAAGAGCCTCGATCGTCTTTTGCGCCGCTTTAGCATCCGGATCGATCGTATGGATGCTTGAGCTTGGAGCTTGCAGGCTCTTTTTCGCTTCCTGCGCCGCCGCATCGTCTGCGGTTATCTTTATGCTAGCCCCTCCGTTCATTGCGTCTTTAAGCTCGGCGATTTTGGTTTTTACCTCCTCGAAACCCTCGGCGCTAAAATCTATCTTGCCCTCTGCAGCCCTCTGTTTTAGTGCAATCAGCTCGTTGTAGAGTGCCTTTTCACTCTGCAAGCTAGCCTCTACCGCCGCCTTTTCAGCAGCAATATTTGCCATCTTGGCATCATGGGCGGCAAGATCGGCATTTTTTTGCATCTCATTTGCGCTTAAATTTAGCGCCAAAATTTCATTTACGGTATTTTTATAATCTGCCGCCCTATTGATAGTTTGCGCGTTTTTGCCGCTTCCTAAGCTCTTTTGTGCGCCCAAGCTATCGTTGATTTTAGAGGCTTGATCGGCGTAGCGCTTGAAGCTCTCTAAATCCTTATTGTTGAGCGCCTCTTTTGCTGCGCTAAGCGAGCGGGATAGAGCTAGGCGATCGTCGTTGAATTTCGCTTCCTCGCTCATCCCGGCTTGATTGGCTAGGCGGATTTTTTCTGCAGCGCTAAATTCCAAGCTCTCACGGCTGCGGGCGTATTTCTCCTCTATACCCACCCGCTGCTGCGCCATCTTTTCTAGCTGCGAGTTATAACTTTGCTCCTTTGCAAGCAGCGTTGCGATCGTGCGGTCATGGCTTTTTATACGCGCATCGGCATCTTTTAAAAACTCGTTTAAAACCCTTTTATTGTCGTTTATAATCGCGTTATTTGCAGCCTCGCGCGCATCCACCATAGAGGTAAGACCCTGCTTAAGTTTCTCTATTTGATTGATCTGCAGTTCAATCTGATTTTTTGCGTCCGCTTCTACAACCTTATCAAGCCTTACCTCTTTTAGTCCCTCAAGGCTTGCTCTAAGCCCTCTAAGCGCTTCATCTGCGGCGGCTATCCCTTTTGCGGCAGCTTCCGTGCTTAGGTTTTCGTTTTTGCCCAAGTTCCATACGTTGCCAGTCTTTTGAAGCTCTACGCCTAAATTCGCTAAGCTGTCGCGAAAATCATTGGTATTTTGCGTTGCTTTAAGCATATAGGAAGGCAGGTCAAATTTAAGATTTGCGGGGATATAAAATATGTTGTTAAGCGCCTCGGCAAGCTCTCCTAGCCCTCGCGCCGCGGTAGAGAAAACCCCTGCGTCCTTTTGCCCTGCAAGCCAATCAGGCATTGCTATATCGCTTAGCGCAGATGCCGCCTTAACGAGCGAGCCTATAGAGTTTGCAAGCAGCGCCGCAGCATTAGCGGCAGCCTCGAAGGTGTCTTTGTTGAAAATACCGCTTGCGATCTCATTTATGCCCTCGCCAAAGTTTGCCAAAGCCTGCCTAAGCGTCGTATCGTTTGAGAGATACTCGTTTATTTCTGCAAAGGAGTTTTTAAGCCCCTCAAATAGCGGCTTCGTAGCTTCTCCTTGCAATTCCGCCATAGCCGCCTTGTATGAGCTTACCAGGGCTTCAAATTTCGGAGCGCTAAAGGAGGCTTGCTCGCCGAAAATTTTAAGTTTTTCGTTCATCACATCGAAAAACGATCCGTTTTCTATCGCACTTTTTAGGCTTTCGGTCTGCAACCCCAAGGACTTCAAAAATCGCCCAAAGTCCGTATTTGTTTGAATTATGCCCGCCCCCACGCTATCTAGCGTCGCTTTTAGCGAGCTTACGTCCGCGCCTGAGCTTTGGGCTGCGTATGAGATATTGCGAAATAGCGCGAGAGCCTTTTCTAGGCTCATATTTGAGCTGGCGGTAGAGTAAAAGCTGGCAAACATCTCAGCTAGATCGCTAGAGCTGAAATCCAGCTCGCTATCAAGCTTTTTCAGCTCCGCAAGCGTCGCGCTTGCCTTTTGTCCGCTTAGCTTCCATTTTTCAAACGGATCGAGCTTGCCGCTTTTTTCCGCGACATTTATCAGGCTTCTTAGCCGAGCATTTAAATTCTCTATAGTGGTGTTGTTTTCTAGCCCGGCGGCGATAAACTCCCTAACGCCCTGAGTAGCACTAGATATAACCGAGCTGAGTCCTCGCAGCGAGATTGTCAAATTCGCAAACGCGTCGGATTTAATTCCGTCTATCGCGCTTTTCAGCACGCCCGTGCTTTTGCTTGCCTTTTGTGCAGCAGCCTCTACGTCCGATAGCCCTTTTTTGACCTTTTCGGCGCCGCTGGCGTCCGCTTCGACGCCTATTTTTATCTTCAAATCAGCCATGCACTTTGCCTTAAATTTTGATATAATATGCTATCAGGAGACGAGCAAATGGATCTATTAGGTTTTACAGATAAAAACGGCGAAGGCTTGTTTGGCTTTTTAATGTGCCTTGCGATAGCGACGCAGTTAAAAGAGTATTTTGCGCGCAAAAAGGCGCAAAGGATTGCCGCAAAAATCGAAGCACAAAAGCGCCTAAGCCGCTCGGAGCTAGCTTTTATATTTAAAAATTTAGATAAATTTAGCCGCGAGCAGCGAGCCGAAATTAGGATTTCGCCTAAAGACGAGCCTTTTGTGCGTGAGCTTGCTCGAAAAAGCGGAATAAGCTTTGCTCGCGCCTCATAAAAATCAAGCTTTAGCAAATTCTTTAAGCCTTTCGATACCGCTTCTTTCATCCCTTCCCTCGCTCATAAATTTTTTAAACGCCCGGTCGTCCGCGAAGCGCGCAATTCTAACCGCTGCAGAAATTTCCTTAAGCCTTTGGCCCTCTATCTGCGAAAAGCCCTCTATCGCTTCTTTTGCAAAACTAAGAGGAAACTCCCACGCCCTAGCTAAGCCGTGTTCTAGTAGGTAGCAGATCCAAAAGGTTATTTTTTTTTACCGCCCTCGCCGCTTGCGGTAAGATCGCCGTAGGTTAGGCGCAAAATCTCCTCGTAAAGCTCATTTGCGGCGCTATAGCCTAGGTTTTCAATCTCATCCGCGCCCAGATCGCAGCACTGCTTTAAAATTTCGGCTATATCGTCGTTTTTGATGATACCCGATTGAATTTTATAGATTAACCCTATCGAGAGTTCCCTAATCGTAATACCGCTTTTCAACGTCTTTTTTTTAAATAAATCCATTCTCGCTCCTATTTAACTCGTTTTATAGGGAAATTTAGATCAAAAATGTAGGCGTATAGGCTTTCGCTTATAAAACGCGTCTCAGCACTTTTTAAAATGACGGCGCGGCTTGCGGCCTCATCTTTTAAAAGCTTGTCGCTAAGCGCCATGATCTCATCTAAAATTCCGTAAATTTCGCAATCTAAAGTGTTGCGCGCTAAAATGATTTGAAATTTTAGGCTAGTTTCGTTCGCGCTGATCCTTTCAAAGCCGCTAAAAATCAGATAATCGCCGTTTTGATCTATAAGCGCCGTATTCGCTACCGCCGTAAGATTTAGCTTAGATTTTAAATACTCCAGCGTCTCTTTCATTTTGGCTCCTCATCGTCTCTTAGAGTAAATTTGTCTTTAAAAAAGCTTGTCGCCAAGTCTAAAATCCCGCTTCCTTTAAACGCTCCTATCCCGCAGATTGCGAGAGCAAGACGCATATCCTTGGCATAAAAAAACGCGATCTCATAAATAATATAGGCGCTAAAACAGCCGTCGCAAAGCCTCGTAAAAAACGAGCGCAGCGCTACCGCCGGCGATTTTTCGGCTACGGAAGGCCGCCTAAACCATGCTACTATGCTGCCTGCGACGCCGACGGCGCAGACATAAGCTAGATACTCCATTTCTCATGCTTTGCCGTGTGGGCTCAAGCGCCCAGGAGACGCCGTAAGCGCCCCGCTAATGCCTATACAGCACGACCACGCCAAAAATAGCACATTCGTATTGCGAATAAAAAGCTCAAGTAGCGCAAAAAGCTCTAAATTGAAAATCACCAAAAACACCGCGCGCAGTAGATAGAGCAAAAAAGGCTTCATTCATTCGCTCCTTGCGTGCAATCTTTTGCGATCTGCTCGCACTTTAGAAAATATGCCATTAGCGCCTTGTGCGCTTCAAAGTCTGAACTTTCCGCGGGGCGCAGAGGCATTTTTAGGTTGCATTTTACAGGGATGAATACCTGCTTTGTCTGCGGCTCTTTTGCCCCGCAGCCGCCAAGAGCAAAGACACTAAAAAGCGCTATCAAAAAGCATTTTATATGCCCGCAGTTCACTCTCACAGCTCTTGTCCTTAATGTAAATTTTTGAAACGCTCTTAATTTTATCCTCGTTTAGCCCACTTGCCTTAATTTGCAGCGACTTTATCGCCGCATTTTGTAAGCTTAGGCTTGCCGCGCAGCTTTGAGCTTCCGCCTGCTTTGAAGCGTAGGCATTATTAAGAGACGAAATTTCAAATTTCAGCTTCGTAATCCACGCTGCGCTTAGCATGCAGACTGCGATTAGGGCGTAACCCAAAATTCTCGCGTTCAAAAAAGGCATAATCCTATCCTTAAAGAGCGCAAATTTCAAAGAATTGATTCCCTGCTGCACGGGTTTCGTCTTTGAGAATATCGACGCTGAAACTGATAGAAAGCCAATCATCGCCCTTGAGCGCAAAATCCCCGTCCGCTCTTAAGGAGCACTTATAAAAAGTCGCCTTCATCGCGCTTCCCGTCGCCGCCTCACCGATAAACATCAGCGCGCACTCCAGTTTGCTGTTTTTAAAGGCACTCATCTTCTCCTTTTGGATACCGGCGCTCAGCGCCAAAGTAACCTCTCCGGAAATATCTTTTAGAAATTCGACTATACCGCTATTTGCGTGATACTTATAGTCCTCATCCTTTTTTGGAGCGGTGCCGCCTCCGCCTACGGTGGCACTAAGATTGCCGCCTACGGCTCCTAGATCGACGATTTCGCCCGCTTTGGCGTCGGTAATTTTAACGTTAGCCGTTTTTTCGCTTTGCGACGTTTCGCCGAAATAGGCTCTGGCTAAATTCTTTATCGAAATTTCATCGCTTTTAAAGCTCATACTCGCACTTTGGCTTTTTACGATAGTCTTATCTATCGCCTGCGTTGCCCCCTCAGTGTTGGTATGCTCTAGCTTCTCAAGCTCGGTCTTTATGCTTACGTCGGAACTTAGTCCGAAATATTCAAATCTACCCGTAGGTTTACCCTCTTTATAGACGTCGATATAGAGCTTACCGCCGCCTAGGGTTACGTAATCACTACTAGCCATCTCTTTCTCCTTTGTTTTAAATTTGATTAAGCTCGCTTTTGCGCTGCCCGCTCTTGATTATCCCGCCGCTGCCGTCGTCATTTTTTATCGCTGCCGCTTCTCTTAGGGCTTCGTTTGCCAGTATCTGATCCAGCTGCGTCGGCTCTATTTTCAGTAGTAGCTTCAGTCGAAACATCGCCAGATCCATTAGCGAGGGTTTCGGAATCGCCTTGTTCTTGCTCAGTGCTCTGGCTTCCTCCATCGCTCGCTTCGCTAGAGCTTCGCTCACTTCCGCCTTGTTGAATAGACTCTGTCTCGCTCTGTTTAGAAATTCCTCGTCCATCTTCTAAAAAATCCTCCGCACAATAATGCATCTTATCTCCTTATTTTCCCGTGGACATATAGGCAAGTTGCCATAACGCGTATCCTGCGTTCATAAAGCTTTTGCAGCCAAATAGCGCAGCGTCTTTCATAAATTTATGGTCGTCGCTGCTCTCAAAGACGCCATCTTTCGCAACTTGAAGCACAAAAGGGCGCACCGGTTTGCCTAGATCCATCAAATACCACTCAGTGCCCGCGATCTCCGGCAAAACGAGCAAACTATAACGCTTAAAAGTAGGGTTTGTTTCGCCTGCGGTTAAATGCTCCTTATTTACTGCAGTAATTGCTGCGGCAAGGTTTTTCGGGCCGCAGATTAGATGTGTCGGACTTACGCCCAGGGCTTGCCCGGTGTCGCCTTTAATGCTGATCATATAGGCTTCCGCAGCTAAAAGATGCGCCGTATCCAGCGCGCCGGTGCCGCTATTTGCATAGGTATCACTACCAGATGCATGGTCGGCGGCAAAAAACGCCTTGCCGTCGTAGCATTTGCCCTTTGTGGAGTCGGCCGCATTGGCTAGAATTTTCGCCACTAGCGCGCCGCCAAATTTTTTCGCATTGAACGCCATCTGTTCGATCGCAGGTTTATAGAGCCCGACTTTGTCATATTCAAGATGAGTATTTGGCACCGTAACGCTAGCTTCGAAAGGCTGATTTTCTAGCGCATAGCCATAATCCTTGAACTTTTTGATATCTCTATCGCCGACCCACTCTTTCATCATCGGAAAGTTACCCAGCCAAATATATTTCTCGCTTAGATCGTTGCTGTCTATGCGCATAGCAAGAACATCCGCCTCGCTTTTGGTATCGTTGAAGGTCTTTTGAAAGACCGCCTTAAAGCCGATCGATGTCTCTTCAAAATTTGCCATTATTTAGCTCCTTTTATATATTCCTCTTCACTAAGCCCTAAAAGAGAGGCCACCTTTTTCTGCTCGTCGCTCAAGGAGGACGCGCTATTTTTTTGAAGCTCCTTTTTGCCGAAAAACGCGCCCAAAAGGGAGCTAAGCTTTTGCACCTGTCCGTCTAGCGCCGCAATCTTTTCCACCATTGCGTTACTTTCTTTTGCATTCGCTTCGCTTTCTGCGGCATCGTCTTGCTTTGCGTTTACAGCCTCTGCTTTGTTGCTAGCGGCAAAATTTGCGCTAAGCTCCTCTATTTGCTTGCCCAGGGCGTCTATTTTTGCCGAAAGCTCCGAAATTTCTTTATCCATCTCTTCCTCTCCTTTTGAGTTGATTGCATTATTTAGCAAATTTGGGCGATTTACGAGCCCTACGCTATCAAGCCCGATCACCCGTCTATTCTCTCCCATATCAAAAACGGGGCTTAGGTATCGATACGCCCGCGAGCCGATAAGTTCCTCACCCGTTTTATTTAGGCTTAGGCTAGCGTAAATCCCGCCATCTCTAAGCTCGAAACTATCCTTATCAAACCACCCTAAAGCCGCGCCAAAGCTGTGGTTTTCATCAAGGGCGATATCAAGGGCGTTTTTTTCTATGGAGGCTATCAGTGCGGCGCCGTCAATCCGAAACGCGCGCCCGTCAAGACCTATCACTTCGCCGACCGGCGAAACCTTTACCTTTTCGTCCTGCTTAAAATTTAGCTCTAAAACGCTATTTATGCCTTGTCTCATACTGCCTCCGTCTCGAAATTTGGCGGTATTATACGGACAAACGCCGTTAAAATCACTCTATTTAGGGGCTATCAAGAGTGAAACGGAAAAAAATTCGGGCTAAAATGCGAGATAAAAATAAAATCGTCGCGCATAGCAAAGTGAGACGACGCGCAAATTTAAGGAGGTAAGCCTTGGACGTTAAAACCGCACGCGATATGTTTATCAAAGGCTACTCAATCACCGACATCGCTACTGCTTGCGGCGTAAGTCGCCAAAGTATCTATGCCGCCAAGGCTAGAGCAAAAGCCGCGGGCGAGGACTGGGATGAGCTAGCGCTTGCAAAAAACAGAGAGCAAAGTAATACCATCAAAAGCGAGCAAGGTTTTATCCTTGCGCTGATAGAAAGCTTCGAGCGGGCGTTTTCACAGATGCAGGAGCTGCCGCCGCAGGAGAGACTCGAAATTTTAAAAAACTATACGCAAACCTATTATAGCCTTAAGGCCCCCCTTAAAACGGATATAAAGGCTCAAATGCTAGACGCCGCAAGCCGCGCGATAAATGAGATTGCTGATCTTGCCACGAAGAAAAAATGCGATGCCGTGACGGAGTTTTTGGCTGCGAATGCGGATGAAATTTTACGCCGGGTGCTCAAGCAATGATCGCAAATGAAGATATCGAAGCATTGCGCGTCAAGCTCAAATCCCTAAGGCGCGCCATCGATCCGCAAAGAGACGCTAGGATAAAGGCTACGCGCGCAAGCTTTAAAGAGTGCGTACGGATCTATTTTGGCGCTCACGTACGCCTGCCCGAAACTTCTAAATTTCGAGCAGATTTTTATAAAAATGAGGCGAAGCTAAGCACGAAAAATAGGCATCTGCTTTTTAAGGCTTACAGAGGAGCTGCCAAAACTACCTTGATTTCAAGGCTTTGGGTGCTTTTTAATACTGCGGTAACTGCGCGAAAGCGAAACTGCGTAATCATTAGCGCTACGATAAATTTATCTAAAAAGACGATCGAGTTTATAAAAAATGAGCTTGAGGAAAACGAACTTTTGATTAGAGATTTTGGTATCAGCAAGGGCGATAAATGGACGGAGGAGGAGATCGTATTTTATAGCGGTAAGCAGGCGTTTAAAATTTCCGCTTACGGCGCAGGCAAAAAGATCCGCGGCGAAAACTGGCGAGGATTTCGTCCGGATCTTATCATTTGCGACGATCTGGAAAACGACGAAAACGTCAAAACGAAAGCGCAGCGCGACAAGCTTTATGAGTGGTTTGAAAAGGCTATTATGAAGCTGCCCGCCCGCGGCGATAACGCTTATAATATCGTAGTAGTCGGTACTACGCTGCATTACGATAGCCTCTTATTTCGCATCGAAGCAAGAGCGGATTTCAAAACTCTATCCTATCCGCTGGTGCGCGCTTTTCCCGCAAACGTAGATGATAAAAAATGGGATATGAAAGAGCTGCTGCTAGATGACAGCAGGCTGGATAAAGAGCGCATAAAACAGGAGTTTTTAAGCTCCAAAGGCGCCTTTATGAGCGAATATCAAAACGAGCCGCTAAGTAAAGAGGAGGCAAGCTTTAGCGGATATCAAACTTTCGAGCAGATGCCTCTTTGCGACGCCTATTATATGGGGATTGACCCCGCATTAGGAAAAAGCAAGGGCGATTATTTCGCCGTAGCTACGCTTGGGGCTTATGAGGGCAAATTTTATGCAAGCGTTAAGATGGCAAAAGTAAAACCCGAGCTTATGATGGATCGCATCATAGTAGCGGCGCTTGAAATTTTACGGCTTAACCGCCCGCTTAAAATCGCGATCGAAACTATTCAGTTTCAGGAGTTTTTTAAGGATATGCTCGACAAAAAAGCCCGCGAATTAGGGCTTTATCTGCCTATCATAGAGCTTAAAAATAGCGTGCCTAAGCAGCTTCGCATAGATAGCCTAACCCCGCCTATAAATAACGGCGTGATCCTAAGCGATAAAAACTCGCTCGTTTTCATAGACGAGCTTGATACCTACCCTAAAAGCGCGCATGATGACGGGCTGGATGCGCTAGAGATGGCATGGCGCATCGCAAAGGTACCGGCGTTTGATTATGCAAGGGCTAGGCAGATAATAAAAGAGCGGAAACGCAAACGCGATATGATAAAAGATATGTTGCAAAGCTGATAAGAACAATGCCGTTTAAACGCTTTTAAAAGCCGTTTAAAAGCGTTTAAATATTTTTGGACGTGTGATTTACCGCCCAAGAGGCTAAAAGCGCTTAAAACGCACGCAAATGAAATTTAAGGATGATGGATGAAAAAACAAGATTTAAGATCGCTCATTAAGCTTTTAAGACCCAAGGGGGCTTATTCCAAGACCGACGTAGCAGGATATGTAGAGCTAAGCCCCTCTAAGATCCGCGCCGCACTGCTTACTAAACAGCAGAATTATCTATTCCCTGCATTTTCGCTCATAATGGATAAGGATAGCGCCGTAGGGGCTGAAATAGAAAAGCGTTTAAGCTCGGTAGAGAATAAATTTTTTACCCACGATCTAGGCGAGGATCAAAACGAAAATATCGAGCAAATCATAAAGGCTGCGGTGAGCGCTAGGATTTTCGGTCTTAGCGTTTTAGAAGTGTATGCGGACGAGGACGCAAATATAAAATTTGACGTAGTAGATAGAATATATATTAATATCGTAGAAAACAAGCCCTATCTGCGGATAGGCTCACGCGATATTGAAGCTAAAGAGCCGTTTTTTATAGTAGTGAGGCAGGAAGATCCGGCGCTACTTAAAATTTTATGGCTGGTGTTTGCTAAACATTTCGTACTTAGCCATTATCTTAAATTTGTGGAATTCTTAGGCGTGCCGCCGCTTATCGGCAATAGCTCAAGCGGAGACGAAAACGTCATCACACAAATGGCTGAAGCGCTTGAGGGTATCAAAAGCGGCAGTTACGCGGTACTAGGTCCGAACGACATTATCAAAGTGCTAGAGGGTAGAGGAAGCCAAGCCGACTTTATGGAGTTTGTGCGCTATTGCGACGCGGAGATTGCCAAGGTCATAAACGGCTCGGTGCTTAGTTCCAACGCAAACACCGCACAAAGTGGCAGCTACGCAATGAGCAAAACCCACGAGCAAAACCGCGCCGAGATAGTCGCTGCGGACGTGAAATTCGCAAGCCGCTTAGTCGAGCGAATATATGCGCGCCTAGGCAAAAAGGCTAATTTAAATATTCAGATCGAAAAGGATGTAGATCTGCTCCAGCGCGCGCAGATGCTTCAAATTTTGCATGAACTAGGATACGAGATGAGTCCGCAGGATATGGCAAAGGAATTTGACCTGCCGCCAAGCGCAAAAGCTACGCCGAAAAATGCGGATGATAAGCCGGCCGCACAGGCGGACGCAGAAAAGAATTCCGCGAATGCTGCAAAACAGGCTAAATATCTTACAGAGATAGAGCGGCAAACCGCGCAGCACGATTTTAGCAGCTCGGGCGGACAAATTCGCGCCTACGTAAACGGCGTGGTGGACAAAGCCCAAACCTACGAGCAGGCTTATGAGATACTTGCAAAAAATCCGCTAGGTTTTAAACTCGATGCTCTGGAGGAGGAGCTATTTCGGGTCATAGCAAACGCTGAAATTTTAGGCGCGGACGACGATGAATATTAGCTTTTTTGCCCCGCCGCAGCAGGTCGTAAAGTATATCAAAGATAAACGGCCGCAGCTTCATTTCGACTATGACGAGATTATGCACGAGGCTCATCATCGCGTCTTTACGGTTGCCAAAATCACGCGGCTCGATCTTCTAAAAGATATTCAAGATAGCCTAGCTCTTGCCGCGCAAAAGGGGCAAGGATTTGATGAATGGAAGCGCGGCATCAAAGATACCCTAGCGCGCAAAGGCTGGCTAGGCAACGTAGTCGTAACCGATCCAAAAACGGGCGAGCAAAAGCAAATTTACGTCGGCGACAGGCGATTAAAAAATATCTATAACACCAATATGCGAGTAGCCTATGCCGCTGCGCGCTATAAAAGTGGAATGAGCTCGGATCTGCCGTATTTTCGTTATGTCGCGGTGCTGGATGATCGCACCAGGGCGAGTCACCGCGCGCTGCACGGGCTGATACTGCCTAAAAACCATCCGTTTTGGGATAAGGGCTATCCGCCAAACGGCTGGAATTGTCGCTGCAAGGTGCAGGTGGTAGATGACGATGATCTGCGGCGAGAGGGCTGGAGCATAGCTAAGCAAATTCCGCCCACTAAAATCCATCCTGATTGGGCTTATAACGTCGGCAAGACGGACAATTTAGACAAAATTTTAACGGAGAAGTTAGCTAAGCTTAACAAAAGCCGCGCGGTTTCAAAAAGCGTTAAAAAGGCGGTTAAAGATGATTTAAAGGACTTTTCGCATAAGCGCGATCTTTATGTTTGGCAGGCCTCGCTACTTGAAGCCGTAAGCGAACTATTGATAAAGAAAAATATAAAGAGCCCTATAAATACCTTTCAAGTAGGAACCCTAAAACCGAATATAGTGAAATTTTATAACGAAACGATGCAAACCGAGCTAGCAGATATAGGTATAGTCTTAAATAAAGAGAAAATTTTGCACTTTTCGCCCGAACGCAAGAGCAAATACGATCAGGCACTTCGCATAGATGAAATTAAAGAGTTGGTTAAAATTTTAGATAAGACTAAAAGATATTTTTTTGATAAAAAGAGCAAAAAAGATATTTTGATTTTTTGGGATGATGAGCAAGATAAGAGCAAGATTAACAAAGCGGTCATAACACTAGATTACACGATAAAGAAATTTGGAATATCTAATTTAATCGTTACTCTAGGTAAGATAGATAGGAAAGATTTGAGGACATACGATTTAGAGGAAATAAAATAAAGCCGCTTGCGGGAGTCGAACCCGCCATCCGCTAATAAATTAGCCAAGTTACCAACGTTACTTGCATAAGCGGCTTTATTAAGGCGATTATACCACCAAGGCGGAAAAATGTCAATAAAAATCACGGGGATGGAGGAGATAGAGGCAAAGCTTACAGCGCTGCAGAATAGCCTAAGCGGAGCGCAGATGAAAAGCAAGCTATCAAGTATCGGCGAAAAGGTAAAGCTGCAGATAGAGCTAAGCTTCGAGCGAGAGCGCAGCCCATTCGGACAGGCGTGGGCGCCTCTTAGCGCAAATACCGCCATAGCATATATGAGAAAAAGTGGCGCACCTAAAGGCGTAAGAGCGCGGAACCGCGTGTTTTTAGCAAAATTCGGCGCCGGTGGCAGCAAGAAAATTTTGCGATTAAGCGGAAATTTAGCGGATCGATGGAATGTCGAGGCAAGCGAAACCAGCGTCACGATAAGCAATAATAGCTCAAATGAGGGCTTTCCTTATGGGCTAACGCATCAATTCGGCTCGCATAACGGCTGGGGACGCGGCATCTATATTCCTGCTCGCCCGTTTCTGCCGATAGATAAAAGCGGAGCGCTGCTGCCAACCTTGCAAAACGATATAGAAAACTATCTAATCCGTGAAATAGAAAAAGCGATAAAGTAGAGTTTTTGTGACTTTATGGGATTATTCGGGGCGGTTTAATTTCTCTTTCAGAGCCTCTTTTGCATATCTATTTAGCTCCTCATCGGTTTTTAAAATTTCTATCGTGCAGAAGCTGGTGCCGCATTTCGGACATTTGCGCCAACGCTGCACCGTAGTGCTTTTGATCGTGGCTATGACGCAGGTTTTTTCGTAGGCACACTTCGGGCAGATCATACTTGCCCTTTGCTGGCACGAAATTGTGCGATCTTGCTTAGCCCGGTGATTAGCTTGCTTGCGTTTACCGCGCTTAATTTGGCTAGCTGCTCCTTTTTGCCAAGCAAAATTTTACATTGCCGCATCGTAAAGCCCAAAAGCCCTCGCTCGTCCATACCAAGGCAAGCGGCAAGCGCGCTTATGCGAGCAAACTGCGACGGGCTTATCCTTTTAGCGGTGGGCTTTGCGTCCTTTCCGCTTCGCTTTGTCGCGCTCGCACGATCTGCGCTTGCATTGTAGATCAAATTTCGTCCCAATATGTCGGGCTTGAAGTCCGTCCCGTCCTGCGCACGACCACATAAAATATCAAGTGCGCGCTCAAGCTCGCTTATGCTTAGCTCCTTGCAGCTATAGACGCCAAAGCGAAAGCTGAGCCAATCCTCCCACGCGTCCGCCTCCTTTATTTGCTTATATAATGCGGTAGTGTGAATGCGGGTTAGAAGCTGCTTGCGATAAATTTCTTGAGACTTAGTCATCGCTTGTCCTTTACTTTAAATCCCAATTTATATTTTTTAAATAATTTTCAGCCTTTTGAGCTTCTTTTTTACCAGCTTTTGAAGAATAAAAGAATTCGATGTATATGCCTTCATCATTACGTGGCATACGTAAAGCTCCCCAAAAACCTATGCGTCCGCCTCGCTTTCTTTCTTTTTCAAAAACTTTTGATGTAGAAAATGAGATATTAATATTGTAGCTTCCACTTTTGCAAAATTTAAAGATTGGGAATTTTTCTTGAATATCTTTAGAGATTTCATTAATAAAGCGTGTATAGGCATCCTCTTTTTTCCTGTATAATTCGCTTATATCTTTATCTAGTTTGCGAAATTCTTTTAAGCTTTCATAAAGCGTTTCTGCGTTTTGTATTATTTGTTTTTCCATTTTTTATCCTTTTTTTTAAATTTTACAAAAACAATCTTTTAGCGGTTCGTCGTCAAACGCCAAAGAGCCTTGCTTATCTAGGCGAGTAAATTCCGCTTCCATATCCGAGCAGGTTAAATTCCCCGCAAACCACGACGTATTAAGCACAACCTCACCGCTATCTTGCAAAGTCAAAAGCTCGGCTTCGATCCGCTTCATATACTCCCATTCAGGCTTGAAATTTTTCCATACCTGATAGAAGGCGCGCTTTGACTGCGCAGGACAAAAATAGCAGCCCGTGCGGCTGAAGTATCGATATAGCGGGTTTTCCATCTCACGCTCTTTCAGATATATCGTGCAGTCTGCTTCGCTCATATCGTAGTCATCTATGAGCGGATACAAAAACTCATTGCCGTTCATTCTGCGGCGGGTTTCGTCTGTGGTGTAGCCGATATAGATCTTATACTCGTCGAAGCTCTGGGCCTTGAGCCAACGCTCGAATGGCGCAACTTTCGCCTCTCTCCGCCACGCACAAAAACCCTGCGTCTGCGGAGCAGGGAGACCCCGAATGGCTCCTTTGTTTTCGCCTCTGCTAATGCGTCCGAAAACACACTCCTCAAAACTCATCGCAGGCTTTAGTATCGTGATCTCCTTGCCGTATCGCGCCCGAAAATACTCGCCGAGCTTGGCGATGTATTCATACATAGCCGCAAATTCGTGCAAGGTGTCGTAAAAAACAATATGATCGAGCGGCTTTTTGTCGCGCAGTAACAAATCTAGCATCGCCGTGCTATCCTTGCCGCCCGAAAGCGTTGCGATATAGGTCATCTCTTTCCTTTAAATTTAAACTCTTTAACAAGCCTTTTAATCGGCTTTAAAGGCTTGTTAAAGGGCTTAAAGCCCTTTAACTTTAATCGAACCATAGCCTAAGCGTGCCGTCGTCATCTATGTCCAGTTCATCGGGGATGGCCCCGCCGAACAAAGAGTGAGTGCCCTTGAAATTTTGATCCAGCATGGTTAAATTGACGATATCGATGTAAAAAGTATCGATATGCGAATACTTGCCTCTTTCTAAATCGTCCACCGTTTCTTGCGATAAAAGAAGCAAATCATATCCGATTAGCTCGCAAGTAGCTTTTATGCTGCCGTAGGTTATATCGTGGTTGCCTTCCACTATAAAGCTATCGCCTAGTTCTTCGTTATCAAGCTCAGCAGCCCTTTTAAAAATTCTCTCAAAATCGGCTTTATCTTTTATCCTATATTTTGGCTCTATCATTGTCCTGCCTCCAAACTCTCAATTTTAGGCACTATACGGAAGCTATCTTTTATAGTTCTTGTTAGTCCCAGCTTTACGAGATCTTCATCTTTTAGCTCCGCTAGAGCGTCTTTATTAGGTTTTTCCTCGTATATGATGCACTCTTTGGCTAGCCCGTAGCTTTTGATCGCCTTTAGCAGGCTTTCTACTTTTGCCTTAATACGAGGCAAGCTCACACTTTTAGTTAGGCGGTAGCCGATCTCGCCAAAGGTAAATTCCTTCGAGCGTTTTTCGGCAAATTCGTGCTTGTTTTCTTCGCAAAAAAACGTGATTTGCTGCTCGATATAGTTTTTCTCGCTCTCGAGTCTCTCTACTTCAGCTTTTCTGCTCTCTTTGATGCGGTTGCACTCAAGCGTTACTTCGCCGTTGATCTTTTCGATACCTACACTTAGCTCGCACACCTTTTTTAGCGCATTATCTATATCGCTAAAGCTTTTTATTTCCATTTTCTACTCCTTAGTTTTGATTTTCTTCTGTTTGCTCTTATTACTTGGCTTTTATGCTTCGCGCCCTTTGTTATTTGGCTCTTAGCAAAAGCCATCCTGCTTCTTCTGGTTTTGGTTTGCATTGGCACGCCGCCAAGTGTGCTGGTGTCGCTTATAGCTAGGCTTAGTCCCGCCAGCATCGACATGGCTTTTATCATCTCTTTCTCCTTTCTAAAATTTTAAGTTTTTTGGCTAGTCCGTATTTTATGACGTAGCCGTATCTTAGGCAGATCGGAAGGTGATTTTTATTCTTCTTTACGATCCGCACCTTACCGCCCTCACTCATCAAACAAGCTAAATTTCAGCTCCCTCACGCCGAGCTGCCTTGCAAGCTCTCGCTCGTATGCCATGCCCTTGCTATTTTCGCTGCCTTCGCAGGCAAAAAAGTAGTAGTAGCTGCATACCGAGAGGAGCTCCTCGCAGTTTTTCATTATGCGATCTCGCTCCAGCTCGCTATACACCCCCATCCATGCAAGCACGGGCGATATAGGCTCGTAGCCGTTGGCGCGCACGATAGCGCAGGCTTGCTCGGCAAGCTTGCGGGCGTAGTAGTCGCGATCTCGATCATGCTTGCACGGGATGCTTGCATACGGCGAGCTTACAAAACAAAGCCTTGCCGTTCGTTTGTCCATTGTCTTTTGCTCCTTTCTTTAAAATTTAACTTTATCGAGCCCTTGAAAAAAGGGCTCTGTAAAATTAATTTATGCTGGCTTTATAGGCTTTCACCCCTTCGCAGCGCTCGCTGATCTTTGATACTATCTTGCTTAGCACCTCACGTCTCGAAACCTCCGCCGTATAGCACACCAACTTTAGGCCGAATTTCTCCTCGTCAATAGTTACGAAAAGCTCGCACTCGAATTTGCCTTTTACTTCCGTATCGGCTTCGTAAACCGGTAGCGTGAAAGTAATATTTTTTGGCATCTGGATAGTCTCTTTCGCGCCTGATTTGATTTCGACGTCTAGGCTGATTTTTGAGCTAGTGTTTTTCTGCACGCTGTCGAATTTCTTAACCGCTTGCAGGCTTTCGGCTAGCTCGATTACGTCCATATCGTCGTTTGCCTTGCCGTCTATGTCTGAAATAAACATAAATAAGCTCTTTAACAAAAATACAAACTCGCGCTGACCTAGGGTTTCGCCTACGTTTTTGTCAAATGTGTAGAAAAACGGCGTAACGCCTAAGCCCAGATTTATGCGCTTTTCACAAAACTCAGCCTTATCTTTAGAATTAAAATCGACGATGCACTTTATGCTTTTATCGTCGAAAAATAGCTTTGAGCTAGGCTCTTTATATTCATTGACTAGATCAACGAAGCTATCTACATCTAAAGCATTTATGGTGTAGCTATTTCTTAACGGCTCTTTGAGTAGCTTCTGGTCAATATCGTAGCTTTTGTGAACTATTATCGCTCTTTTAGCCTCGTCCACCGAAACGCTCGGCACCACATATTTGTTCTTTTCCTCTTGCATTGTTTATCCTTTCTTCAAATTTACATTTTCATTACGAGCTGGTTAGGCGCATTTCGCACCGGAAGTAGCTCGTTTGAGACATAAAATCTAGCTTTTACGGGCTCTTTTGGAAGGCTTGCGCTAGTAGTTCCAAAAACCAGCACCTCACCCTCGGAATTGGGATCGGATTTCACACTTATCTTTATCGTTATCCCGGCTGTTTTCCCCGTAATCTGCACAGCCCTTATGGCTTCTTTTAGATTTTCTGCGGCTGCTCCTAAGAGCGCTCCCGCACCTAAGCTTCGCAAGGCGTCAACTAAGACATCTATATCGCTATTTACTATCGTCATTTCTTCGACCTTTCTTTGATTTTTTAGGGCTTTGCCCACCTTGAGCTATTGATAACTCCTCTGCCGCACTTTGAGCTCATTAAGCGCTTAATGGAATTTTTAAATTTAAAAGCTCCATTAAAAGCTTTGGGTGTTATTAAGGCTCTTTTAAATGCCTTAAAATCTTTTCTATATACGGATCTGCCGCCATCGTTTCATCGGCGCAGATGTGAAGCCTGCCAAAGCTCGCAATTTCGGCACAAGGCTTTTTAGATCCGTAGCAAAAGCTCACATAAAACACCCAACCCTTTACAAGCTGTCCGCCCTTTATTTCATCGCGACGCACCGAGCGAAGACCTACGCTTACCATATCAGGCACGGCGGCGCTCATCTTTACGTGTAATTCGCGCAGAGCTGCGACGCTATAATCCTGTGCGCTTAAATTGATTAGATCTTTTAACTTCAATTCTTCGTTCCTTTCAGGCTCCAGCCGCTGCCGAGTCTTTGAGCTTCGCAGCGCTCAAGTTCGGCGATGGTTTCAAATATCTCCATCCACTTCTTGCGGTTTTTCGGGTGCCTAAGCTTCGCAAGCGCCGTGCGCTCTATCATCGCGACGCGCTCGACGCTGATGCCTAGCATCGCCGCAAGCTCGCGGTAAGCTACATCCGCATCGCCCTTTAGCATCCTCACCCGCTCGGCGCATACCTTGTCCGTGCGGTAGCCCTGAATTCTTTGCATTTCACACTTCCTTTTGTTTTAACTTCTCGGGCGAGCTAAGCCCGCCCTGCGAGCGGGAGCTATGCTCCCTGCACCCACCTAAAGTTACTGCCTGCTATCGCAGGTGCTTTCAGCGGTTCTCTTGCACTTTCACGCTTACTTAGTGCTAGTGACATCTTTCTTCTCTTCAAATAGCACACGTTCTTTGTGTTCGCCTACTTTACCAATATTGAAGCTCTCTACCGGGCGTAAGTAGCCCATCACGCGAGTATAGACGATGCACTTGGTGCGTTTTGCTTCAAGTTCTTTAGGAAATTTCATATCCGCTCCTTCGGTTTTGACTTTATAAGACGCCCGCGCGGGGCGCCATTTAAAATCAAAGCCCTAGCTCCAAATCGTTCCGAATCCGCGGCGGAAGTGTGGGATTGGTACCACTATGCTCTCGCGGTGTCTTCTCTTTGCAATCCAGCCCCGCGGGGTGTGAAATAGAATGAATGAGTGGGCGATTATGATCTCATCTTTGCAAGCTTTTAGATCGCTCATTTTCATACCCTTATACGCTTTCAT